TCTACTATTGACGCTGTTCCATTAGCAGATAAATTACTTTCACCATTCCAAATACATTTGAAAATTTGATTGTAACTATTTCTAACATAAAATTTTCGTATTAACTTACCTAATACATCAGAATCCAACATATTTATAGTATCGTTATATCGTTGATATGTTGTTCCATATACCCAATCAATCCTTTCAATTACAGCTGAAATATCATTTGATGTTATTTGTTTTAGTGCAAAAATATTTTTATGTGTATTTTTAATATATACATCAGAATATATTATATCTGGTGGTGTATTTTCATTAACCCAAGGTTCTATCATAGATAAAAAGCAGTATAATGTTTTATATTGTAATAAAGTATTTCCTGATTGATAAACTAAAGAATTAGCATATATACTATCTAAAGCTTGGTTATTTTTATATTCAGCCGTTAATAATTGAGTAGTCATAAATTAAAATTTTTAAATTAAGAAGAAATTGTTTGTAATTCAGAACTCGATAAAGCTCTTGGATAATATGATATTTGTTTTATATGCCCATTTAAAACATTACTACTATTTGTATAATCACTACCAATATTTAGTATTGTAGTTACTGGCATAACACCTAACGTATCTATTATAGGAGTAGCTTGATTTAAAGATCCCATAAAAGAATTTGTAGATATACTTAATCCAAATGTGAAATTTGTATTATTAGCAATGGATAATACCGAATTTCCGGTAGCTTGAATTACTGAACTAGAAACTACATTAAAACTAACTTTGCCTGTATTAGCTGTTGTAATATTAATAAAATTACTATTTGAATTATCACTAATAGTTACTATTTTATTTACTGTATTTTGATTAAATATTTCACCTGTTACAATTATAGAACCGCCAGCTACATTATACCAATTAGTAAAATCTGTAATAGTAATAATATCAGCATTTCTGGTTACTGTAGTATCTGTTGTTGGAATATATGTTGTAATAAATGAACCTAATTCTGCTTGTGGTCCCCAGATATATAGTCCAATATTAGAATTTCCGGTAGAAGTTGCATTATATATAGCAGTATTTGAGTCTATAATTTGAAATTTATTATTAGTTGTTGCACTATTACCATAAAATCCACATCTATACCAACCATTTCCAACATTTGCTATTGATGCTATACCACCAGTATTAGCTGTAATTTTACCAGAATTTAAATCATAATTTGCAAATTCTGATGTAGCTCCTGATATTTGAATATATAATTTTTCCGCTGCTTTAGCATAAACACTTTTATAATATCTATTAGATGTGTGTAATTGTGTAATCGTATGTGTAGTAGTAGTATTTCCAGCTAATAATTTAAATGCATTATATGTTCCGTCTGGAGATAAAATATTAGTATTCAATGTGCAATCATTGGTACTCCAATTAGCTGTATTAGAAAAATTGGTAGAAAATTTTAAAATATTAGTTCTAGATTCTTCTATTAATAATCCTTTACATATAGAGGTATTGTAGTCGATTCTTAAGGTATTGGCTGTAGCATATTTAATAATTCCAAATCTATCAGTATATGTTCCTATAGAATTTCTATTACACAAAATCTTAGAATCTATTACATTTATGGTATTACTAATTGAAAAATCTACATTTAAACTTGCTTTTCCATAGGATGAAGTAGTTATTACTGAAATATCTGTATTAGATATATACTCTGACTTAATTAAACTTCTAAATATAGCTTGTGTTCCTATTGGATGAACTAAAGATTTCATAGAATTTTTATAGGAATCTACAGATTGATCAACAGAAACTATATATGTTTGAGTATTATATATTTCATTTTGTAATACTGAATTTTCAGATAATAATGATTTATTTGATAAATAGAATCCAGGATCTGATTCTGTAGCAGTAGAAAATTGAGCTGTAGCTCTAGCAGTACCACTACCATAAAATTTAAAACCATTTGTATAATAAGATGTTTCTATTTTAAATGTTGTATTAGCATATTCTCCTATTGTAATATCATCAATATCATTATCATTATCTATATCGTGGTCGCCATCATGATATACAATAAATGGTGCGCTTAAGTTAGCAGTGCCTGTATAATTAAATGTTCTTAATAGATAAACATCATCTAATATAGTATTAGCTGTTTTTGAATCTAATAACGTTACTGATGAAATTCTAGAACTAAATGTACTTGTTTGAAAATCGGCTCCTTGATAAATATAAGAATATCCAGAATTTAATAAATATGGTATAGTTATATTTGAAGAAACTATATCTAATACTCTTACTGAGACTAAAGGTGTAGTTTCATAACTTTCTCCAGCATTTATAAGGGAAATTTCTGTAATTTCTCCTACAGCTTTAGTATCTATTGCTGTTTGTAATCCAGAACTTAATATTTGAGTTACTGTTAATTGAGCATTTGATCCAGTTCCAGATGTTACCGATATATTAGGTAAGCCGCTATTTATTGTATATCCAACACCACCCTCAGGTAATATATATCCAGTTTTTTGATAAAAAGCGACATTAGCTATACCATTTGTGATGGGAACTAGAGCAGTTATTTTAGCAAAGGCTCCATATCCAGAACCACCTGTGATATTAATAACATCACTTAAGTTATATCCAGAACCACTATTTAATATTTGTAATGGACCTAAAATCCCAAAAGAATCTAATGGTATTGGTTGGTATGATATTGTATTTGTAGTAACATTACTAGTATTAACATTTATATAAGAGGTTACAGTAGCAATTGGGTTTGATGTAAATCCAGATCCTGGAGTATTTATAATTATATTTTGTATAGGGTATGTTACTATTGAAGTTGTTTGTAGAGTAGAGCTTAGTACTACATTAGCATTAGCATTATTAGCAAATCCAAATGCAGTATTTTGAAATGGATACATAGCCATTCCAATAGTAAGATTTGCTATATCATTAGTTATTAATGTTGTGATAATATTATTTGTACTAATACTATTATTATAATCTACTAAAAGACTAGCTGTTGCTGAAGGTATATTATTTCCTGCTGAAGAAAATTTTACTGAAGCATCTGGGAAATAACCAACGCCACCAGATATGACATGAACGTTAGATATACCACCAGCTGATATTTTAGATACTTGAGCAGTAGCTCCTATAGGATTTGTTCCGACTAATCCCGTATATATTATTACTGGATCTCCAATGTTAGCTAATTGTCCTCTATATATTGGGTCTATAGTTATAGAAGATAATGCTCCAATAATATTAGATGTTAATTTTGTGGCTCCTATTGGTGGAGTAGTATCATATGATATTATTGTTCCATTTAATTGATATACTGGTAAATTTCTATTATCTAATATAGTGATTTCTTCTCCAGCTATAAAAGATCTTTTTATATCTGATACATAAATTTTAGTATATTTTCCTGATATTCCAGAATTTTCTATAGTACCAAAAGTTTTTGATAATGTACCAAAAATTTTATAATTTACTATATTTAGAAATATACTATCTAAACTTTTTATTTTAATAGATTTTGGTGCTATCCAAGTTCCCCCAGATGCTGTTAGTACAAATTCTTGAGTTAATACTAAATCTACTTCTGATTTAAATAATGCTCTAAATAAAAATTTAAAAGAATCAGGAGTACCTTTAGCCATAAAAAATTCTTTAGCTAGTTTTAATAATAGAACTCTATTTTGTTTTAATTCATTCGGTAGTATTGTAGGGAAATTAGGTAAAAAATCAGCACTAAAATATTGAACAAAAGAATCTAGAGTATCATCAATATCTATATTTTTATCAAAATCTCTAAGTGAATATGAATCATTAAACCAATTATAATAAGATTCTAAGAAATTAATGAATTTAGAATAATTTTCATCATCTCTAATATATGCTGGTAAATTATTAGTTATATTTATTGATGATAGTATAGAATTATTCATATATTACACTATTGAAAGAGTTGTATTAATTGATAAAGGATTAAATGAGTTTAATGTAACTATACTATCCCGTTCTGATTTTATTATAGTAGTATTAGGTTTAACTGTTATAGCAAAAATACCTAATGGATCATTTAATGATGATGGATTAAATTCATAAATATTAATTTCCCCTGTATTAAAATTTAATGTTCCTATATTTTCTGATATAATAGTTTTTACTCCACCGGAAAAATAGTAATTTCTTAAATTTATTATAGAGCCACTAAGGTTAGGTATTGCTGCGGCACCGCTACCTCCACCACCAGTTATTTTAACTACTACTTGAGTATAATTAGAACCTTCTGTTAACATTACTATTGAAGATAATCTACCATTACTTATAATTGCTTTAGCTGTTGCACCTGATCCATCTCCTAAGATTACAATATTCGGTGTTGTAATATATCCAGATCCTGGAAATTGTACATCTATAGATGATATTGAGTTTAATATTGTAGGAGAACCTTCAATTTTAACATTATTTACTATGGTATTTAAACTTTGAATATAAGTTGAATATGGAGAACTTTCTATAGAACCATTTAAAAAGTCTCTTTTTATAGGAAAACCAAATTTTAATGTATATGTATTATTTGTATTTAATGTTGGAGTTAAATATTTTTCAGCCAAAATTTCAGCATCTACTGAAACAACACTAGAATCTATTTTTCTTATAGCATAGATTAAATCTGGTAATACAAAAGTAGAATTAAATTTATTTAGAGTAGTATTAGTAAAATCAATAATAACAGCTTTCGTTAATTGTATTAAATAGTCTGGAGATATTATTGAATTTGATTTGTTAAATAATATATTAGAATTAATTCTAATATAAGTATAATTTATATCTACTATTTCTGGTATTACAGTAATAATACTAATAGGTTTTATTACTTCATTTAATAATCTATCTTTTTGTGATTGTGTGATTGTATATCCACCAGTAGGTTTTATAGCAATAAACATTTTACCTAAAATTTGTGGAACTTCTTCATCACCTCCCCAAACACTAACGGATTCAATAGGAACTATAGTAGTACTATTTTTTATAATATTAATATAATCATCTTTAGTTACAGCTCTACCATGAGAAGAATATGCTTTTGGTGCATTAAATTTTATAGAATCTACAGATTCTTTTTCTGCTCCACCAGCTGATATTGCAACAGTATTAATAGTAACACCAGAATAATTACCAAGATTAGACATTAATGTAAATGTAGAAATACCATTAGGTATTGATGCTTTAGTAGATAGATATGAAATACTTACTATATTTCCAGTAGATAATTTTTTTCCTAAACTACCATTACCAAAATATAATTCAAAATATCCATCTGGAGCTTCTTGTAAAAAATATACTAATGAATTTGGATCTAGTAGTAAATGATTTTGTGACAAAGTATATACTGTAAATACACTAGAAGAACTTAATTCTCTAACATATACTTTAAGTGTTGCTGTGTCTATATTTAGGTCTGGAATTTTAAATATACATCTTGAATTTGTTACTAAATCTACTGTATAAGAATATACTAAAGGTTGTCCCTGTAATAAATTAACTGAAGTAAATGTTGCAGAACCATTTATTACAGGTGCTGTTATATTAGTATCACATACGAATGGATAATTTGATGAATTTAAAGAATCACTATAAAAAATAGTATTTTGAGGTATTGTGATTGAGGTATCAGTAACCCCATTAAATGTTATATTAATTATAGCTTTAGAGCATATTGCTGATGCTGGTGTGTAATTTAAGGTTTTTGCATGGGATACTACAGAAGCTCTTTTTACTGCAGTATCTAAAAACATCTCATTAGCTACCATATTTAAATAATATGCATTATAATGAGTATTATAAGATAATATATTAAGTAAAGTACTTAATGCAGAACCTTCAAAATTATAATCTGTAAATGTTGATTGTGTTTGTAGATAAGTTTTTAGTTTTTGTTTTATGCTATCAAAATCTAATTCTGAAATATCTACCGAAGTATTTGAAGTTGCCATTTATAAAATTCCATATATTAGTTATATAACTATTTATAAAATTTTATCTGAGTTTAGTTAATAGAAAATCTATAGTAATTGGTGTAGGTAAATCTATAGTAGAAAAATGCATAACTATTGAATATGCATTTTCATCTGGAGTAATATTAACATTTAAAGATACTATTGTTACTCTTGGTTCATAATTTCTAATAACATTTCTTATTTCTTTATCTATATAATTAGCAGTAAGAAAATTAGTAGGTTCGAATAGTAAACTTCTAACACTAGAACCTATTTCTGGGTGAAATGGAGATTCATAATGATTAGTTAATATTAAACTTTTTAATGATCTAATGATAGCTTGAGTACCAGTACTTAATGATAAATCCTTTTTTATTGGATGAATATTAAAATATAAATCTAAATCTGTATTGTTTGACATATGATTATCCGTTAAAATTTATTAATGGTGCAGTTGTAGTCATATTTCCAGTAACTTTAGTATCATAAGTTTTTCCAAAATTCCAAGTAACTGCTCCACCAACATCCCAATTCATAGTTCCACCAATTTTCCAAGATACATTTTTACTTACATCCATATTTAAATTGCCTTCAACTTTTAAATTACAATCTTTTTGTACAGTAATATTACAATCTCCTAATACTACAATTTGATTATTTTTTAAAATTATAGTATAATTATCGCCAACAATTTTATCTACCCTGTCACCTGTTGGATGCATTTCTATAAATGTTCCAGTTCTATGATAAAAATGTAATCGTTCGGAATTTTTAGTATCATCTAATTCAATATAATGACCGGATTCTGTTTCCGTGACATGATTGTATGGATATATTGCATTATATGGAGATTTTGGTTCAGACCAACTTTTACTTGCTGTATATTTAATTCCAGTAAGAATATTTAAATTTTTTGTATTTATTATAGATGAATCTATATTTTCATTTCTAGATAATCTAGATGTTACTGGTTCATTAAATCTATTTGGGAAGTTTAGACTATTATTATTTTGTACAGTAACTCCAGTACCATCTTTTTTATATTGTATAGAGGCTATAGTTTGTGGTGCTTTTTCTAATTGTTTAGATGTTCTAGGATCTCTAAATGCAGAACCATTAGTAGGTACTTCTGGTATAGTAGCAAAATGTCCCATAACAATAGGATATTGTCCTTGTTCACCATCCATGAAAAATCCCATAACAAAATCACCTTCTTTTAAGGTAGATGGTGATTGAAATGATCCATTAACTGGATTTAATGGTTGCGCCCAAGGCAGATCTTCATTAGATACTTCTGCTAAATTATCAGCATGAATACCTTTAATCCGAACTTTACATCTACCAACATTAAGTGGATCTAATCTATCAACGACTACTCCAACCCACCAGATGAAGCCATCTTGACCTAAAAATGAATTTCTTCTCGATGATTTCATCATATTATTTCAAAAAATTTAATGTTGGGTTATTATTATCAGTAGGAACCATACTATTTGGTATACTATCTTTACAAATTTCTATTACTGTTATAAATCTACTTTCTTGTTGAATAATATGTCTAATACCAGTAACTAAATATCTACCCGAATAAAATTGATCAAATTCATCTTCACCAAAAGCTTGTCTACTTAATGTTGGTAAATTAAATTGGATAACTAATCCTACTGTCATATTTACATCACCAGGAATAACTAATTTCATTTTATTAGAATTTAATAAAGCTAATTGTGCTATTCTAAAAGGTATAGTATTTTCAATCTTGTTTTCATTTATTGTTATTTTTTTATCTTTTATATATGGATTTTCTGATTGTCCTAATGTAGATACTACAAATTTAACCATTGATGTAGTATCCTGTGCAGATTTATTGAATCTATTAATTGAATCTGCTTCAAAATTATATTTATTCAAAGATGGTGAATCTTTTGAAAATTTAGAATAATCAAAAGTAGTTTCTCCAAAAGATCCTCGTAATGGATCAAATGTTATTAATTTATTATTAAATGTTCCCCGATTTGAATTAGCTAAGGTATCAAAATTATTTATATGTTTGTATGCAATAACAGAGTTAATCTCTTTACTATCATCAGATAACATATAATCATCTATTTTATGTAGATTTTTAACATCAAACATAAAAGTTCTATATATTGGTTGCTTATATAGAGAAGCTAATGATGAAAAATTAAACCCATATTTATTTTCGTAGTATAAATACGTAGTACCTACAGAGGAAGTTTCCAAGGATAACGATAATGAACATAACCAATTTAGTGCTTGAAAAGGTTTATATCCTGGTATTATTATATCTCTTAATCCTATGGTTTGTTCTATAAATAATTTTTCTGGTAATATTTTTAAATAATCTTTACATATAGCTGAAATAATACTTGAAATTTGGGTTTTTTTATAGGATTTAGATATTCTAGATTGTTCTGATAATAATAATTCTTCAGAACAAAAATGTAATATATAATTTTCATTAGAATCTCTAGTTTGAGTCCTATTTGAAACTTTAAATAATCTAAATGATCGTTCTAATGGCGTATTCTTTGATGGATTATCTAATGATATAATAACTCTTTCATTACCATCAAATTGTAGTAAATTTAAATAATTAACTGAATCGTTAATTAACATATTACCACTAACCTCATTACTAAATATATCTTCATAATAATTTAATTCTAATACCATATATTTAAAATCTAAAGCAGTACCAGATGAAGATATAATCCTACATGTAGTTATTATAGAATCTAGTGCATTATAAAAAGAATTTTCGTTAGACATTATGATATTTTCTTTAATTCTTGTTCAATGTTAATAGCATATTCTTTTTTTAATAATTTTATACTACGCTTATCTTCATTCAATTTATATTCCCAATCATAAATCATAATTTGTTCTACTAAGACATTTTTTGTAATAGTACCAAAAGTTATAGGTGTGGTATTAATACTTAATGCGGTATTTGCAGTGTTATAATAAATTTCTGGTTCTGAGGTTATAGTTTCATAGGATGTAATATTATTATAAATTGATAATTCTGGTTGTGATGTTGTTATAGTTATTCTGTAAGCAAAAGGATCTGGATTTTGAGTTATTTGAGAATATTCTACACCAGACCTATTAATAGCTAATCCTTCATTATAATATTTTTTATTTAAATATTTCTCAAAGGTATAATTATCCATAGGAAATGAACTTAATGGATCAAATATATTATTAAACATCATAATTACCCAATGTTTACCAGAATCTCCATAATATTTGGCTGCAATATTTTCTGGAGTATCATTGTCTTGGATAATATAATTATAAAATAATTCTTCTTTATCTATGTAGTTATCTCTAATACCAATACGTGACAAGATATCTACTACAGCAGATGTAGTATATTTTATTTTTGGGAAATATGAGAAGAAATTAGCCATAATTAAAAATTCTCCGAAATTCTCTGCTTCGTCATAAGCTCAGTTTCTTGGAATTGAAGAGTCATTCTAGTTTGAACAGGACTACCATTATCATAAGTGACGAATCCTCTTGGAGCATAATCAACAGAAACTGTAGTTAACACACAAGTAGATATTCTATGTAAATTGGGATTTGGTACACCACCAGCCATCATATATTCTATATCAAAGGTTGATGGTGGAATAAAATATCGACCTAATGTTTCTGAGCTTAAATCTGGTGCAGCATGATATTTAAAAGTTTTAATTATTTTAGTTACCATATCAGCTTCTTGTTGAGAACTAGGTGAAAAGGTAAAATCGTATTGGAATGTTCTAAAATCAATTGTTTTAAATAAAATTTGAATTTGTGGATTTAAAGCGTATCCTATTTTATTTAATGCTATTTTTTGAAGTGCGGTTGAATCTGTAGATGTACCAATATTTTTTGAGGTTAATCCACTTAAATATCCAGTAGATGCTTCCATAGCAGCAGGATTACTTGCTAAAGATCTTAATGAATCATAATTAACACCTTTACCATCACTTAACTCTGATATATTATCAATTACAGAAGTTACGCCACTTGCCAATAACCCATATTTACCTAAAGCATCAGTAAGAGAAGCACCTTCATATTCTGAACTTTGGTTCATATTTATAGTATCTGGCATATATAAAGAAACTACATCAGTTAAATTTGTAGTTGCTCCTGTAACTAGGAATTTTAATACTGCAGTAGCAGCCTCTGTTAAAGCTGGAGCAAATTCATTCCCTCCATTAATATTTCCTAATACATTAGTAGCAGTAATTTCTTTACCGTGTGTAGGTATATAACCTATAGGTTTAGGTGTGAATGCATTACCGATAATATTTATGGAATTTGTAACGAAAGCTGTAGCATTTTGATTGGCAATACTTTGAGTAGCATTATCAGTATTAAATACTGAAGTAGTAGATGGAGTTCCATCAGGCATAGTCATAGTAGAATTATCACTATTTAGTTTATAACTAGATTTTTGTGGTGTATGTATAAAAAAATTAATATAATTCCCATGTCTACCATTACCTAAATCCATAGGATAATGTAAAGTTGAAATAGAACCTAGTGTAGATTTAGAGGAGAATTGTTCACTAGTTATTGTAGCAGATGCCATAAATTTAATCCGTTTAATTTATTATAAATATTCTATATCAGTATTTATAATAAAACTAATGAGCAGATACCCAAAACCTAGATCCTGGACACCAAGAAATATTGACAAATATGTAGGAGATCATACTAAAATAGTATCTAGATCCTCTTGGGAATTAAGAACTTTTAAATGGTTAGATGATAATCCAAATGTATTAGAATGGAGTTCTGAGGAAATTGCTATAGCCTATAGATCGCCTGTTGATAAAAAATTACATAGATATTTTCCAGATATTTATGCAAAATTTAAAACCTCAGATAATAGAACTAAAACTTATTTAATAGAAATTAAACCAGAATATCAAGCTAATGAACCTAAAATAAAAAAAAATATAACCAAGCAATATGTCAATGAAGTTTGTACATATGTTATAAATCAAGAAAAATGGCGAGCTGCTACAGAATATTGTTTAGATAGGAAATGGGAATTTAAAGTTATAACAGAAAAGGATTTATTTAATGGGTAAATTAGAAAAAGCTATTCGTTGGTTAAGATCTATATTTAATGTAAAAATAAAACAAGAAACACCAGACCAAAATAGAAAAAAGAATTCTAATAAAAATCCTAAAGATAATAGTATATCTCCAGGAAATATTTATGTTTATATGTATGATCCTAAAACCAAAGAGACTTTGCCCTATTATGATAAGTTTCCAGTAATAATTTTATTAAAAATGGAAGCTGGTGGGTTTTTAGGATTAAATTTACATTATTTGCCTCCTAAATATAGAATAGAGTTTTTATATAAATTAATGCCATATGCTAGATTAGATGAAGATGGTAGTATAAAAAAGTTAGAATTAAGTTATGCCTTATTAAAAGCTACATCAAAACTAAAAGAATTTAAGCCCTGTTTAAAACGATATTTATTTAGTCATGTAAAAAGTCCTTTATATAGGGTGCCAGTAAACGAATGGGAGATGGTTATATCATTACCCTCAGATAACTTTGAAAAGGCTACAGCTGCAACTATATGGGCAGATTCAATGCATATAATGAATAATTAATAGGAAATATAAATGGCAATTTCACCAACATATACTCAAGATGCGATTACACCATCAAATATACCAGCAGCTTCATATTATCAAGAAGCTTTGTCGTATATAACGTCAAACCCCATATTATTTTCTAGTTATTTTAAAGTTACTATAAATCCAGTTAATTTAGAAAAATTTAGATCTACTACTTTAGCAGATTTATCTTTAATATGTGAATCTGCTGAATTACCAGGAAGATCTTTTGCTTTAACTGAACAAAAAACTTATGGTCCAACTAAAAAGTTTCCAATTATGACAGCATTTAATGATATAACATTATCATTTATATGTTTAGGTGTTGGTAATGAAATTGTACCAAAGAAATTTTTTGAAGATTGGATGGAATCGATAAATCCTAGAACTAATTATAATTTCCAATTTAAAAATACATATGCAGCAACAATTTATATTGAGCAGTATACACCATCAGGAAAATTAATTTATAAATGCGAATTAATAGATGCTTTTCCTATTGCAATATTACCACAAAGATTAAATTCAGCATCACAAGAACAACATACTTTACAAGTAGCATTTACATATACAGAATTTATTCCATTTGTTTTATCTGAAAATAGAATATTTGGGGATTTTGTAGTATCCAATAATTCAAATATAGGTTGATTATGAAATTACCAGAAATAAAGCATCCAATATATACAATAACAGTGCCAATATCTAAAAATAAAATTAAATTTAGACCTTGGTTAGTAGGTGAACAAAAAATATTATTAATGGCGAATGAATCTGATGATAGTTCTTCTATGGTAGATGCATTAATACAAATTTTAAATAATTGTTTAATATCTAATATAGATTTATCTAAATTACCACAAGTAGATGTAGAATATTATTTTTATCAATTACGGGGTAAGTCTCAATCAGAAATTGTAGAAACAAAATATAAATGTGAGCATAAAGTAAATGATACAATATGTGGTAATAGATTAGAACATAGATTTAACTTAACTACAGACCTAGAAATTATTAATGTTGATGTAGATAGTTTAATAAAATTAACAGAAACTGTAGGTATAAAATTTAATACACCAAAATTTGAAATTAAAGATTTAACTATAGATTTTTCAACATTAACAACTAAAGATTTATTTGATGAAATTATTCAAAATATTGATTATATTTATGATGAAAATAGTACATATAAAAAAGAAGATATGTCTACTGGAGAGTTATTAAAATTTCTAGAAAATTTATCTTCATCACAATTTGAGCCTATTGATAAGTTTTTTAGTAATCTACCAAAAATAATTAAAACTTTAGATATTAAATGTAATAAATGTGGATTTGATCATCATATTGTTGCGGAGGATATTTTTAGTTTTTTTCTTTAACTCTAGATTATGATACTTTAGCTAATTATTATAAAACTAATTTTGCATTGATGCAACACCACAAATATCAATTAACAGAATTAGACAATATGATACCTTGGGAACGAGATTTATATATAGGACAATTAATAAATTTTATTAAACAAGAAGAAGAAAGAAAAGCTAAAAAATAATCTAGAGATAAAAATTTAAAAGGAATTATAATGCCATTAATAACATCAGCTATTGGAGCAGCAGTAAAAGTTTTTTCTAATCCAGCAGCAAGACAAGCAATATCAGCTAGTATAAAAAATTTTACTAGTAAAGGTCTTTCCTCAGGAAAAACTTTATTTAATTCTAAAAATTATAATACCATAAAAGGTAGTATAAAAACTACTGGAGGTAATATAAGTGGAGCTTTTGGTAATAAATATAATTCAATAAAAAATGCAATTGCCTCTAAAGGTTCTGGATTAGTAAAAGGTGCTGTGGCAGAAAAAGCAGCAGAATCTGCCTTAGGTAGTGATGATACTACACCAGATACTAATCATAATAATATAAATGAATATTATGCATCAAGAATGAATTCTAATAGAGATACTTCTTCTGATATATATTCACACACAAATGATAATAATGATATACAAGATTCAAATAATTCTCATGAATTTTCAAATGATTCTTCTAATATAGATTCTTTTTCTAATGTTAATCAAAATTCTAATGAAAATCTATCAAATTCTAATATAACTCCACATGTATTACATGGTGAATATATTCCTCATAATTCTGATATAGGATCTAAATTAAATAGATCTGAAGATTCTTCTGATGATATAGAAGAAATTTTAGAAAAAATCTATTCAAGTATCAATGAATCAAAATTTATAGAATCTAATATTTTAAATAGTATACAAACTTTAATTAGATTAAATACTAAAAAAGAACTTACCTCAATTTTACGAAATGCTGATATAGAATCGACTGTTGGTGAATCTAGCACAGATAAATCAAAATTGCGTGTAATACCTAAAGAAAATGAAGCTATATCAGAATCTGAAAAATCCACAAAAGCTAAACCTTTAATAGATAAAAAGGGTATAGCATCATTAGGGGTGTTAGGTGCTGCTGTAATTGCAAAAGAATCTGGTTTAACAAAACAATCTAGTGAATGGGACAATAATAAACCCTTGGATAATATTTCAGAAAATACTACCTCAGCACCTTTAGATAAAAGTGGTACTTCTGGAAATGCTGCAAAAGCAATAAAATTATTAATGGATAAAGGTTGGACTAAAGAGCAAGCTGCTGGTATAGCGGCAAATTTACATTCTGAAAGTGGTTTTGATACTACAGTTAAAGGTGATAATGGAAAAGCTATTGGTATAGCTCAATGGCATCCTGATAGACAAGAACAATTTAGTAGATTACATAATGGTAAAAAATTAGAAGATGCTACATTTGAAGAACAAATAGGATTTGTTGATTGGGAATTAAAAAATTCTCATAAAAATGCTGGTGATAAATTAAAAAATGCTAAAAGTGCAGAAGATGCTGCAAAATTAGTGGAAAAACATTATGAAGTTGATGCTACATCATTGCATGGTGGGTTTCAACAAAAAAGAGTGGATGATGCTAAAACTTATGCGAAATTTGAAGATGATAAATTAAACGATTCTATTAAACCAAACTTAGATAATCCCAAACCTAATGAACCAACATTAGCAGAGGTATCTAATAAACCAAACTTAGATAATCCCAAACCTAATGAACCAACATT